AAATATGCTGATGGCTATTACGAAGACACACAAAATAACTACCCGGGATGGCTCCGCGTTCTTAGCTTAGAAGGCGGTAGGATCACTTTTCATATTCCCGACAATTTCGACGTGGGTAACTTGCCAATGATTGCACCTAACTGGGATGGCCACACAACAAAAGAAAAATGGCAGCGGATTTTAAGCGCAAGAGGAGTGCAATGACCTCCCAAACACCAAGGGAAGCAACAAAACTACCGGATAACGCTAGGCAAGCAGCTGAAGAATACTCCGCAATGTTTAAGCCAGATAACGGCTGGGGCGCAGGGATTAGCAATGAAGCATTCCTCGCCGGAGTCGAGTGGCAAAGAAAGCGGGCGCAGAAGCTTGTGGAAGAATTGCGTGAATACGCAGACGCACGATGCTTGCTAGATTTCGATAGGGCCGTGGAAGATTTCAAAAGAGGCGAATGAACGCTAACGAATTGGGGGAAGAGTGGAGCCCCCAGCGACAGCAATGCGATGTGAAGAGGAGATGAGATGGATAGTGTTGATTTATGCAAAAAGAATGGATGGGCCGTAGGCACTAAGCTGATCGGAAACGAAGGATATGGAGACACGGTTATACAGATCACAGCTATTGGAGAGCGTAATTTACTAGCAAAAGCACTATCACACAAAGGCGAGCCTGTTACATGGGGCGAGGGCAACTGGACCCTAATGTATAGGGATTGGAGTGAATTAAAATGACAACGTCTAACGAGAACGAGTGGAAGTGGCCGCAGCACATTTTTAGGCGAGAAACTTATTGTTGTAAAAATAAGTGGTATGAAGAGGGTGGCGCAACTCCAATGCTAGAAAATGAAGTAAAGACAACAGAATACATTTCTCTATCAGAGCACGAAGCAATAGTCGAAGCCAAGGTTAGAGAGGCTGTACAGTCCATGAGAGACAATTTCACTTTATGGGGGTCGGACGATTGTATTTACTGTGGAGATGGCAGAAATACATTATACGCAACACTAAAAGGAAAATGCGTAAGCTGTCAGATCAAAGAAGAGAAGGCCAGAGATGCAAAATAAGAAGCTAGCAGCGATTAGGGATGAGATAATTAGCGACTGTCATTGTGACGCTTCTTTTAGCGGATATGACGAACCTGAATACAGATCCAGAGGATGCCCGTCTTGTACATGTGACAAAGAGGCTTATGGTGAGGTTTACGACGCCGCCACCTCTCTACTTCTCCCAGAGCTACTGGCCGCTAGATGTGTATTAGACTTTGCGAAAAGTTGCATAACTGCTTTAGGAACTACGCAAATAGAAACAGGGCTTGGAATTGTTGGAACTAATTTTGTTGTTCCAGAGGGCAATAAGCGTATTGCTGAAGCTATTGAAAGAATCGACAAGCTTCTGGGGGAGTAAATGACAAAACCAACAACTTACGACAATAACGAAAGAGACAGGAAACTAATGGCCGCCATAATCTTATCCCGAATCCTAGAAGACGGCATACAAACGCTACCGGCTATGATAGATTTAGCTATAAACGCCACCGACAAACTAATGGAAGAACTTGAAAAACAACCACCACAAAAGAAAAGACCTTAATTGCTCTGCACGGTAATAACTGCAATAATTAATAATGCGCCACATAATCGCATTACTGGCCTGCGCTAAACTTTGCTCAGCACTTGGATACGAATACGCACTCACTATAAACAAACAATGCTACTGCGCCGAGAAACCAGCATACACAATCACTCCATTCACACTAAGCAAACCACGGCTTAAATATACCCAATCAACCTATGATGAATAATATTCTAATCTGTTACTGCGTAAGTTTTGTTTGCATAGTTGTTTGGGGATTGATAGAGTTTTTTAAAGACTAATTAATTCCGAGTTAGCATGAGGGTCGTGCATCCGGCTGTTAATCGGAAGGCGATTGTTCGATTCAATCACTCGGAGCCAAATACACATGAGCCTATTCAATAAAGGCGATCGCGTAATCCACACCATCATCAACAAATCATACAATCCACACAAAATCATCGAACACAGAGGCGTTTGCACCCAAGACGGTAACGACGAAGCAAAATGCGTCTGGGTAAAACTCTACAAACCAAACACATCTCGCTCCCTACTAAAATACTGCTCCTACAATAGCCTCAAACCTGAATAATACCCCTTGCAATCCCTTACATTACACATCAACCTTGTATGTAATGAGGGTACTGATTCTAGACATAGAGACTAGCCCAATTCTTGCCTACGTGTGGAAAACATTCGACGAAACAGTAGGCACAAACCAAATAGCTAAAGACTGGCAAATACTTTCTTTCTCGGCTAAATGGCTAAACAAACCAAAAATCCACTACTACGACACAAGACACGACAAAGACGATGAGAAACTACTAGACTACCTATGGGAACTCTTAGACGAAGCAGACGTTGTAATCGCACACAATGGTAAAAAATTCGATATCCCAAAAATCAACGCCCGCATGAAAACACATGGCATCAAACCACCAAGCTCATACAGACAAATAGACACTTACAGAGAAGCTAAAAAAATATTCGGATTCACATCCAACTCCCTAGAATACCTAACTTCCAAACTATGCAAAACTCACAAGAAAACAAAATCTAGACGCTTCCAAGGATTCGAACTATGGAAAGAATGCCTAAACGGTAACATGGACGCCTGGCGAGAAATGGAGAAATACAACAAACTAGACGTTCTATCTCTAGAAGAACTCTACCTAGAAATTCGCTCATGGAGCAACTCCATTAACTTCCACGCCTACGGATCACTAAACGGTAAATGCGAATGCGGAGGAAACCTCCAACGCAACGGCTACGGCTACACTAACCGCAAAGCCTACCAACGTGTTCGCTGCTACTCCTGCGGTAAAGAATATAAACAAGCAGACGTTGACAGCCAAAAATCAAAATGCAAGACTTAGCTTACAATGAAGACAAATGCTAAGGTATTAAGAGAAAAAGCTCTCAAGCTCATAGAGGCTGACCTTGCTCACATTGAAAGTATTTCTAATTCAAAGCTAGAACACGAAACCGCACAAGACTTAGTAAGATACGCAAACTTCCTCGACGATCTCGCAAAAGACATCGACAAGAAACGCGGCATGGAAGAAGACGAAGTACAGAAACTCTCAACAGCTCAACTAACAGAACGCCTAAAGGAAATACTAAATGAACCTTGAAGAAAGCATCATGCAAGCAATCGAAGAAGTTGCAACAGGAAAAAGAACCGAATGGATTGCTAGACTTGAAGGAGAAGAATTTATTCCCGTCGTTATCTCTATTACCAAGGAGAAGGAAAATGAAAGAAATTCTAGTACGACCATCGAACAGTGATGACACTAACTTCATACTGTCTTCTTGGTTGCGCTCTTACAGAGTAGACTCAAGTTTTACACGAAAGATAAATAATGACGTTTATTACTTCTGGCATGAAAAACTTATTAAACGAATTTTGTCTAGAGAAAGCACAAAAACTCTAGTAGCAGTTCTAAGGGAAGACCCATTCGTTATACTTGGATATCTTGTAGTTGAACTACCAGAAGAGGGATGGCAAGTAATTCACTTTTCTTATGTAAAAAAAGCATGGCGTGGCATTGGCATATTCAAACAAATGATAGAGGAATCAGAACTAGACAGATCAAAACGAATAGAGTTCACACACCACATGGGAAAACCTGTACCAGAAAACTTTATATACAATCCTTATTTAGTTTAGGAGAATAACATGGCGATCAAAGTAAACAACCTAAGAGCACACGTAGGCGTTCAACATGGAGCGCAAGTACACACAACGCTAGACGCAGTTAAAAACAAAGTAGAGATGTTCCTGGTAGACTCTGGCGTGTTCGTAGAAGGACAACAATTTGTAACCTTCGTACCAAACGGTAGCATTGCAAGCTGCGGACTAGACATCGAGAGTTATAATGCAAGCAAACCTAAGACCAGAGCTTCTACTAAAGGAGCTTGAACGGAGAAAGATTCGTAAGTTCAAAGTAGAAGATTTCCTGTTCAAGGAACAATTAGACTTCACTTGCGACCCTTCACCATTCAAAACCGCACTGTGCTCACGACGCAGCGGTAAAACTGTATCCTGCGCCGCTGACCTAGTAGACACAGCAATTCGCTTCGAGGGAGTAGTGTGCCTATATATTACCCTCTCACGAAACAACGCTAAGAAAATCATATGGCCAGAACTAAATAGAATTATTAGGACATACAACCTTAATGGCAAGTTTGATCAGACAGAACTTAGTGTGACTCTACCAAACGGATCAGTAATCTATTGCTCTGGAGCCAAAGACAAAACAGAAATTGAGAAATTCCGTGGACTACCAATTAAAAAATGCTACATTGATGAAGCACAATCTTTCCGATCTTATCTTAAGGAACTTATAGACGATGTCATCTCACCTGCTCTCATGGATTATGCTGGTACTCTTTGCCTTATTGGTACTCCTCCACCTGTTCCAACTGGTTACTTTCTAGAATGTCACAACAGCCCAACATGGTCGCACCACGCTTGGACATTCTGGAACAACAAATTTATTGTTGATAAATCAGGCTTATCACACCAAGCGGTTCTAGACAGAGAACTAACACGCCGTGGAGTCACAGTAGATGACCCAAGCGTTCAAAGAGAATTTTTTGGCAAATGCGTACTAGATACAGATGCACTTGTCTTCAAATACAGAAGAGAGTCTAATCACTACGATGAACTTCCAAACATACCAGATGGTTGGCGATACATAGTTGGCGTTGACGTAGGACTACAAGACGCAGACGCAATCGCGGTTATTGCCTACCACCCAAACCATGAACGCTGCTACTTGCTTTTTGAGGACATCACAACAAAACAAGGAATAACTGAACTTGCACTTAAGCTAGAAAAGATAGTTCAAACTTATAAACCAGATACAATCGTAATGGACACAGGCGGCTTGGGTGCTAAAATTGCTCAGGAAATCAATAGACGATTTGCAATCGGCGTGAAAGCAGCAGAGAAATCTCGCAAGTTTGAATTCATTGAACTTCTCAATGATGCCCTACGAACTCAGAAACTAATGGCCAAGCAAACCTCACGCTTTGCACAAGATGCTATGCTCGTAGAATGGGACACAGATAAATCAACAGCAGACAAACGCAAAATATCCGACCGCTTCCATTCCGATATATGCGATGCAGTCTTATACGCTTATAGGGAATCACTACACTGGATATCACAGCCAGCTAAACCTGTTATCAAATACCAAAGTGAAGCCTGGTACGCCAAAGAACTCGAACAAATGGAACAAGCAGCCCTAAACTCTATCAAACATATTGACGATGACCCCTGGTCATCACCAGCACAGTCAGATGACCCATGGTCAAAACAAATAGACTATTGACAGATTGCCTCAGCCGCTAAAAACTTAAATGAAATGGAAAAACCGGCTCAATACGTAACAGAGTTAATCGCACTTGCCAAAAAGCATGGCCTTAAGAAGCTTAAATGTGGAGACATTGAATTTGAATTCAACGAATCCGCACCAATTTGGCCAAAGGACACTAAGTTAGCTGACCTGGCCAGCGAGACAGAGCCTACACCAACAGAAGACGAATTCTTGTTCTGGTCAACTGGATACACACCAGACCAAAGAGTTAAGGAAGGCAACTAATGTCATCTCTGGATTACACTAAGTTTCAAGACGGATCACAAGCAGGTTCATCTAACGAACGCATTCAAAAGGAATGGTGGAAATCCAAAAACGATACTGAACTTGCTCAAAACATTGCAAGCGTGCTCAAGTCCATAGCAGAAGTAGACGGAAAGAGACAAACTCAATACCAAATCAGCGCAAGGCTTTACGGTAATGCCGACATTATGGGCATAAACGGACTAAGCTATACCAAAGTATCAAGCACTCAAAACGCTCTACGTGATCGTATTTCTTACAACGTAATTCAATCTTGCACAGATACCATTACATCAAAGATTGCAAAGAACCGCCCAAAACCACTGTTTCTAACCTCCGGTGGAGATTGGAAGCTTAAGCGAAAAGCACAGAAGCTAACCAAATTTATTGAAGGTGTATTCTACGAGAATGAAGTACAGAAAAGCGGACCAATTACATTCCGAGATGCTTGCGTGCTCGCCGATGGCCTAACTCATGTATATGCTCACGAAGGAAGAGTTAAATATGAGCGCGTATTCCCTTCCGAAATATTCGTTGACTGGGTAGACGGTTTTTATGGACATCCTAGGCAGCTTCACAGAGTTAAGAACGTAGACCGTCAAGTTCTTGCAGAAATGTTTCCAGATCATAAAGAAAAAATAAACGAAGTAAACGCAGCAACTAGCGACATTCTTGGAATGTATCAAAATGTTGCAGACGTTGTTACCGTTGCTGAGAGCTGGCATTTACCATCTGGAAATGGTGCCAAGGACGGATTGCACGCAATCACTATCAACGGAGCTACGCTATTTAAAGAAAAATACGACAAGCCATTCTTCCCATTTGCTCGCATGAGCTGGAACAGACGCTTGCTTGGCTATTGGTCACAAGGACTTGCCGAGAGCATTCAAAACATTCAGCTTGAAATCAACAAGCTACTCTGGGTAATCCAACGCTCCATGCACCTTTCTGGGACTTTCAAAATTTTTGTAGAGAACTCCTCCAAGATTGTTAAGGAGCATTTGTCTAATGACTTCGGTTCGATCATTGCTTACACGGGTCAACAACCGACTTACCTGGTTCCTCCTATTGTTCCTCCTGAAATTTATCAGCATTTGCTTACACTCAAAAACGCAGCATACGAGCAATGTGGTATCAGTCAACTTTCGGCGACGGCGCAAAAACCGCAAGGACTAAACAGCGGTAAAGCATTACGCGAATATAACGACATCGAAACAGAAAGGTTCATGACCATTGGACAAGCCTACGAAAACTACCACATGGACTTGGCGAAGCTTACGATCTCTGTCGCAAAAGACATATACAAAGAAGACAAAAAATTCTCAGTTAATGTCCCAGGAAAAAAATTCATCGAAACCATACCCTGGAAAGACGTAGACTTAGAGGACGATGAGTTTATTATGAAGGTTTATCCGATATCTAGCTTGCCGCAAGACCCTACAGGCAGGCTTCAGACGGTACAAGAATATGTTCAAGCAGGTTTCTATAGCCCACGAACCGCTAAACGATTGCTAGACTTTCCAGACCTTGAAGCTGTAGACGATCTACAGTCCGCAGAGGAAGACTACATCAACAAGATTCTAGAAGACATCGTAGACGGCAAAGAATATCGCCCACCTGAGCCAGACGATAACCTGCAACTCTGCCAAGAACTCGTGCTTGAATACATTGCGCAAGGCAAACGAGACGGTATTCCCGAAGACCGCCTAGAGCAATTGCGTATGTTCAATACTCAAACACAGGCACTTCTTATGAAGGCAATGCCACAAGCTCCGCAGACAGGAATGAGCAATCCTCAGGCTCCAGCAGTTCCAATGCAAGCAAGCGATTTGGTTCCACAACAGGCAGGATAAATGGGCGTAAAGAATAAAACGTACTACGTTAGGTACTTCACCTACTACATTAACTTCCCAAAAGACAATGACGAGTGGGTGGATCAAGTTCCATTTATTCATGATTTGCAATTTGAACTTAAGAACACTACATTTGGGAAAGACCCTAAACTTTGTCGAGACATTCTAACTTATGGTGAGTGTAGATGGACCGACAATAACGGGATCATTCACAGAGTTAAAATAGAAGAACAAGCAAAACCCCGCCGTTGGGGAACCAAGAGGGAACTATGACAAACGCAGCAGTCAGCGTACCAGCACAACAAGCACAGCAAACACAACAACAAACAGAGCAAGCACCAGCTCCTCAAAAAGACCTAAGCAGTCAAATTAGCTTGCTGGCTCGTAAAGAAAAAGCAGCAGTTCAGAAGCAGCGAGAGGTTCAAGCAAAAGAAGCTGAATTAATGCAGCGATTGCAACAATTTGAAAGAGAACGCAAAGAATACGAAGAGGAACGCGGTTTATATAAGTCTGACCCATGGAAGTACCTGGAAAAGGTAGGACACAAAAAAGACGATCTCTACAAAACACTAACAAACGAATACCTAAACGACGGCAAGGTTACACCTGAAGAAGTTGCCAAGACACTCAGAGAAGAATTAGCAGCAGTTCGCAACGAGTTCAGCGAGTATCGAAAATCTCAAGAAGAAGCCAAAAGCAAAGAGCAAGAACAGGCAATCGACGGCCATATCAATGCGTTTAAAGAAGACTTGAAAACGTTTGTTGATTCTCAGAAAGACAAGTTTAAGCTTACTAGCTTATTTGATCGAGACGCTGAACTTATCTATGACGTAATTGAAGAAAACTTTGAAAAAACACAAGAAGTTATGTCTCATGAGAAAGCCGCTGACCTTGTGGAGAAGTATTTCATTCAATTAGTTGAACAAGCAAACAAAGCTCTTGGTATTTCTAAGCGAGACGAGCCACACGATCCAAAAGAGGCTAGAGAACAAGTTAAAACTCTCACAAACCAAATCAATAGCTCTGCTCCATCCATGCTACCGGCTAAGACAGAGAATGACCGCCTAAAAAGAGCGCTTGCAGCCTTAGGTTAAACCTGTCAGTATTGATTTACCTGGCCTGTGGGAAGGGATGCCCTTGGCCAGCGTCGTAATTCCTTAATACTAGTCGTGTCTCGTAAGCGACTATCTGAAGTTAATTCAATAAATCTGCAGTTACAGATTCCAATTAACATTTTAAGGAATACAAATGTCTCAATATTTAGACCTGACCGCGATGAACGCGGCACTCAAAGAACTCTATGACGGTCAAGTTGTAGAAAACCTAGTTTATGCTGACAACCCTTTCTTGGCCATGGTTAAGAAGAACACCGATTTCGGTGGTAAGTATAAACCAATCCCAATTATTACCGGCGTTTCGCAAGGTCGTTCTGCTACCTTCACGAATGCTCAAACTAACCAAAGCCCTGTGCAAGTCGAGAGCTTTTTGCTTACTCGTGTAAGTGACTACTCTATCGCTACCATCGACAACCAAACGATGCTTGCTTCTCGCACGGACAAAATGTCCTTCTTGGAAGGCGCTAAACTCTTTATTGACGGTGCAATCCGTTCGATTACCTTGTCTGAGGCTAGCGCTCTCTACCGCAGCGGCACTGGCTCCATCGGCCAAGTTGGTTCGATTGCAGTTGGTGTTATTACCTTGTCGGACCCGAACAGCGTTGTGCAGTTCGAGGTGAACATGGTTCTCCAAGCTAACGCAACCGATGGCGGCACTCCTCGTGCAGCTCTTGGTTACGTTGTTGCTGTTGACCGTTCTGCTGGTACTGTAACTGTGTCTACCTCTATGGGTGGCGCGGCTGCATCGCCTGCTTTGTGGGCTGCTAACGATTACTTACTTGTTCAAGGTGACTTGAACGCTAAAATCAGCGGCTTGGCTGCTTGGTTGCCTCAATCGGCTCCTGGTGCTACTCCGTTCTTCAACGTAAACCGTTCTGTTGACACTGTTCGTTTGGGTGGTGTTCGCTACGACGGTTCTGCTCAAAGCATCGAGGAAGCATTGATTGATGCCTCGAACTTGGTAGCACGAGAAGGTGGTAAGCCTGATCATTGCTTCATGAGCTTTGCAAGCTATAGTGCTTTGGAAAAAGCACTTGGCGCTAAAGTTCAGTATGTTGACATGAAATCTGGCGAAATCGGTTTCCGTGGTATCTTGATCAATGGTGCAAACTCTGTGATCAAGTGTATCCCTGATCGTAACTGCCCAAGCTATACCGCATACTTGCTCCAAATGGACACCTGGTGTCTTGAGTCTTTGGGCGATGCTCCTCAGATTCTTCGCTACGGCGATGGTCTTGAGATGCTTCGCGTAAGCAACGCCGATGCTGGCGAAGTTCGTGTTGGTTACTATGCTAACCTTCGCACGAATGCTCCTGGCTGGTCTGCATACGTTAAATTAGGTGCGTAAATAAAAGAAGGATTGGGGGAGGTTGTCTCCCCCTTCCCTCTCTGAACTTGGGGGCAAGTATTAGAGCAGTAAAACCGCCCTCCTGCCAACGAAGCAGGTATTTAAAGGTGATATATGGCAAACAGATTTTTTAACCAATTCCGTAAATGTCTTGAGAAAGAACAAGTAAACTTGTTCGCACACGTAAGCTTTGGCGCTGCCGGTGCTCCCACTCTAGACAATGCAAACTCCAAAGGCATCAAGAGCATTTCCCGCGTTTCCGCTGGTAAATACACAATTGTATTTGGTCTCTCTGCTTCTAGTACTTTCGCTACTAACATTGACACCTATGTTAAGCTCTTGGGTCTTAATCATAAATTTTTAAATTCTTCTGCTCCAGCAGCCCCACTTAGCTACATTGTGACTAACTCTGTTACCAGCGGTTCTGTTGTTGTTCAGTTCACGGACTCTGCAGGCGTAGCTACCGACCCAGCAAGCGGTGAGCAAGTATATTTAGAAATTGCTGTCGGCAACTCTAGCGCAATTTAAGGAGCAGTAGAATGCTACCTATTCGCAAGAAAAAAGCAGTTACCGTAATTCTCGGGTCCCCTCATCAAGAGGGACCTGAGGAAAAAGAAGTTCCAGAAAGCTCCGAGGCTTTGCACGCTGTTGCAAGAGAAATCATTTCTGCTGTTAAGGCAGACTCTGAAGACGCTCTTGTCAAAGCACTCAGAGCATTTCTAGCTGAACATGAGGCAGTAGAACATTCAGAAATGGAGTAAGGTATGTCTTTAGGCAATCTTACTTTGGCACAACTTAGAACACTGGTTCGCCAAGAAGGTGACTTTGTAAACAGTCAGTTCGTAACGGACCAGGAACTAAACTCATATATCAATCAAAGCTATTATGAGCTTTATGATTTGATGGTGCAGAAATACGGCGATGACTATTTTGTAAATCCACCGTATTCTTTTAGTACAGATGGAACTACTTATCTTTTTCCTTTGCCTTCTGACTTCTACAAGCTTGTTGGCGTTGACCTTGCTTTGGCAAATTCAACAGACTCATATGTTACGCTCCATCGTTTCAATTTTTCTGATCGTAATAGGTATGCTGTGCCTAACTTTCAGTCTTTTTATGGCGTAACCAACCTTCGTTATAGACTGAATGCAGACAACATTTGGTTAACTCCTACTCCATCGCAAGGCCAAACAATTAGACTTTGGTATGTGCCAAGACTTACAGAACTTGTTGCCGACGGTGATGTGGCTGATGGAGTAAGTGGTTGGCTTGAATATGTTGTTATTGACGCAGCAATTAAGGCAAAAGACAAAGAAGAATCGGACACATCTGTATTGATGGCACGCAAGCAAGCAATGATTCAACGCATTGAAGCTGCTGCAGAGAACAGAGACGCAGCAAACCCAATGACCGTAGCGGATAATCAATATAATGATTTGTGGTGGCCTTCTGGTTCTGGAAATGGCAACGGATCGGGGTCTTTCTAATGGGAAAGCGTGCGCCGCTTCAATACTCAACTGACAGAGCTGTTAATCAGCTCCAGCAGTACCAAGCGCAATCGCTTAATCCTCTTATTCGCAATCCGATAACAAACGGAATTATATTGCAGTCTGTTAGCCTTGCAATTGGCACTAATACGATTAAACATAATTTGAACCGTGTTTTGCAAGGCTGGCATTTAGTAAGGAAAAGAGCTAACTCGGACATTTATGACGAGCAAGACTCTAACCAAAACCAAGATAAGTACTTAGTTTTAAATTCTTCTGCTCAAGTTGTAGTGGATATTTACGTTTTCTAGAGGTTAAATGGCTCTACAGTCGCAAATATTGAATGTGCCCCTTACTGGAGGGCTAGACACCAAGACAGACCCCAAGCAGGTTAGTGTTGGTGGTTCTGTTTTGCTAGAGAACGCGGTGTTCAATACATTGCAGGAAATCCGCAAGAGAAATGGCTATTCGACTCTTGGGACATCAATCGCTTCGACTACATCTCTCAGCGGCCAGGCTTTTGGAGCAAATGTTTCTGCTGGTAGATTCTTGGCTAAGTTCAATGACGAGCTTGTTCTTGGCGATGGTTTCAACTTATTCAGCTATTCAGAAGACAATAACAACTGGGTATACAAAGGTAGAGCAGAAATCTTGTCCGTAACGGCGTCAACGATTGAGAACAACTCAAGCAATCTACAATACCCAGACGCAGCATTTAACTCTACGACCAGACAGAGAGTTGCTGCCTGGGAACAGAATATTGGAAGCTATGTACCAAACTTACAAACTCAGCAAGGCGTTTATTTTTCTCTATTTGATGTAGATACTGGACAAACGCTTATTCATAACGTTTCTCTATCTGCTGCTGGTTCTATTCCAAGATGTTTTGCTCTTGGAACTAATACTTATATTGTTTTTTATGATGGTGTTTCTGCTCTTAAATGTACAACTATCACGCAATCTGGTTCTTATTCTACGGCAAATCTAATCACCGACATTAATACGGCAACACCGCAGTATGACCTTCAAATTATAAATGGTCTTCTGTATGTTTCATACTATTCTGCAGCCAATGGAATCACGGTTCGTTCATATAGCTCTGCGCTTGTTCAGCAAGCAGTAGTTCAAAAAGCAGCCGAGACCGGTGGATCTGGTATTGGAATGTTCTCAGACGCATCAAATAATGTTTGGGTTGCATATGGTAAACTAAACGCCGGACAGACAGACAATATTAGAGCATTCGTTATGAACTCAGCTCTCAGCGTTACTGTTCTTGCTCCGACTTTGATTGTTAACTTTGCTTTGATTGCTCCTATTTATGTTCAAAACATTACTGGTTGTTTTACCAATGGAACTGGCCATATTTTTTGGGATTATGTTCCGCTTCCATCTACAAATTTATTCATTAACAAGTTAAATGCGGCAGCAGTTGCTCCTGCAGTCAATGCAAGCTTTAGCCAGGTTTTAAGCTACAATCCAGTAGATGCAACTGGCGCAAATCCAGACGTTTGGACTGGTCAAATTGTTTACATTCAAAACGCAGGGTACTACTACCAAAGCTCTTACAATCCCACTACTTCAACTGCTACTTTTATTAACCTTGGATTTTCTGGAAACGCTTCCCCTGGAAGTGCAATTGCAATTAATAGCAGTATTTTAAATACTTCTGCCACAAACTCAAATATTTACTATGGACAGTTAACTATTGGTGGCGTTGTAACTGGTCCATATATTTTCTCTAGGTCAGGCACTCTAAACTCTAAAGCTTTTTTAGTTAATAACATACCGCACGTAATTGTTTCTTACGACTCAAGCACTGACCCAAGTTTTTTCTTGATGTCTTTATATAATTACACTCCAGTTGGTTTCTTATCTCCATCTGGTCCATTTGTTCCAAACATTGCTGCGAGAATTTTTGGAGGAGAAGGTGGTGGAGCATATCGCAAAACAATTCTTCCAAGCGCATATGCAGTATCTACAGATGTTTACGAAGTTGCACTTCCACAAGTTGATAGGGTTTTCACTACTACTAGTTTAAATCAAGTAAGCACATATTCTAACTTAGGAATATCTCTTTCTAAGATGGATTTCACTGTAAGCAATCCACAAACAAAGGTTTTAGGAGAAAATCTACACATTGCAAGCGGTGAAGTAATTACCTACGACGGAAACACAGTATCAGAGCAGAATTTTCACTACTACCCAGACGTTGTAAACGTTGTTGCGATAGGAGGAGCTAACGCGCTATCGGTCGGACAATATAGCTACATTGTTGTCTATGAATGGATTGATGCAAAAGGACAAGTTAATCGCTCCGCTCCATCTATTGCTACTGGTTTTAATAACGGAATTGCTGGCCAACAAACTCTTCTTAGTATTAGACCTCTTTGCATAACAAACAAACAAAACGTAAATGTTGTTATTTATAGAACAACGGCAAACGGAAGTATTTATTTCCGCTTAAATTCCCCATTGCAGCAATTAATTGCAAATCCATACGACGGTTACATTAGTTTTACGGATACATATAAAGATACTTCTATTACAGGAAATGAGCAGCTTTATACGGAAGGAGAAGTGGAAAACATCTCTCCTCTTGCTCCCAAGCTTTTGTCTAGCTACAAAAACCGTCTAATGGTTACTCCATCTGAGCAAGACACGGTTGTCTGGTATTCTAAACAAGTTGTTCCATCAAGTCCCGTTGAGTTGTCTGATCAATTTGTTGAGAACGTTGGAACAACAGGCGGCGTTATTACAGCAACCATCCAAATGGATGACAAGTTTTTGATCTTTAAGAAAAACAGCATTCTATATCTTGTTGGTGATGGACCATCTCCAAGTGGCGCAAACAATGACTTTATTGATCCGCAGGTTATTTGTTCTGACACTGGATGCGTTGACGCAAATTCTGTGATTTTGATGCCAATGGGAGTTATGTTTAAATCTGACAAGGGAATTTACATAATCGACAGAGGAATGAACGTAGCTTACATTGGTGCTCGTGTAGAGGCTTACAATCAATACAGCGTGCTGTCTGCAAAACTCATGGAGAGTGTAAATCAGATTCGTTTCTTACTTTCTAATGGAACAGTATTGATGTTTGATTATTTGGTTAATCAATGGTCTGTATTTACTAATCACTCGGCTGTTTCTGCAGATGTATGGCAAGACGTTTATGTTTATTTAAATTCTAGCGGCACTGTGTTTAAGGAAACACCAGGTGTTTTCTCTGACAATGGAAGTTATATTTCTAAAAAAATAACTTTTGGTTCTGGTCAGTTCTCTGGAATTCAGGGATTTCAGCGAGTATGGAAGACGCTCTTGTTTGGTGAATACGTTGGTCCGCACACTCTGCAAGTTTCTATTGCATACGATTTCGGGGCAGTATCCCAGGTTGTTACAATACCTGTAACAAGCGATCCTGGTTTGTATCAATTTGGGATCTCCCCGAAAATTCAAAAATGTGAAAGCCTTCAAGTAACTGTTGAAGACTTGCAGAACGGTTCAGTAAACGAAGGATTCCGTTTGTCTGGTTTTGCTTATGAGGTTGGAGTTAAGCAAGGTCTATACAAAATTCCTGCTGCGAGGTCTTATGGCTAAGTGCAGAAAGTTTGAAAGTAAAGACCTTTCAATTATTAATTGTTGGTATCGTGAGCGCGGTTCTGCTCAGCTTACAGAAGACGCCATTCCTTCTCTTGGATTTATTGTTGATGATATTGGGGCTGGATTTATATATCAAACAGATTCTTGTTTATGCTTTATCGAAGGATATGTTGCTAATCCAGCAACTTCCAAAGAAGACAGAAAAGAAGCTTTTGATATAATTACGGCAAATTTAATCATGGCTGCAAAGGAAGCTGGTTACACTAAAATATTAGCGTTTACCGAGCATCCAGAAATTAAGAAACGCTGTTTGCGCTATGACTTTAAACACAAAGGCGTTTATGATTTATATGTTAGGGAGGTTTAATGGGTTTCGTAGGTAATGCGGTAAGTAGTGTATTGCAGCCTGTTGGTCAGTTGCTTGGTGGAGTTACTGGAAGCGTTGTTCAACCGCTTGCAGCAGGAATGTCTACACAGTCTAAATATAATGCGCAGATGCCAAATGCTCAAGAACAGTTAAACGAGCAGCTTGCGGCAATTCAAAATCAGCATCAATTAGAGCAGCAACAAAAAAGTCTTGGTCAGATGTTAATGATGCAAGCTGCTGGTCAGGGACCAAATCCGGCTCTAGAACAGTTTAAAATGAATGCAAATCAAGCGAATGCTCAAGCGGCTGGCTTGATGGCTTCGCAAAAGGGAATTAATCCAGGGCTTGCGGCAAGACTTATCGCTTCTCGTCAAGCGCAAGCTGGTCAAGATATTGCTGGTCAGTCTGCAGCTATTCAAGCGCAGCAACAGCTTGCGGCTCAACAGGCGGCTGCTAATCAGCAAGCTCAAATGGCTCAGCAAAACATGGGAATTCAATCTCTTGTAAATAATGCTTCCCTTGGAGTACAAAACACAAACGCTCAGACGGCAATGGGAAATGCTCAGACGCAGAATCAGGTTATGGGGGGAATTCTGGGCGGCGTTGGTAGTGCGCTATCTGGTGGAAAAGCCAAGGGCGGTAAGATTTCTTATTTTGGTGAGCATCTAAAGCAAGGTGGAAAAGTTAAAGGAAGCGCAAAAGTTTCTGGAGACTCTGAAGAGAACGACACTGTACATGCCATGCTATCGCCTGGAGAGGTTGTCATTCCTAGAACTTTGGTTGATAATCCTGAAAAGGCTAAGAAGTTTATTGAGCATATTAATAAGAACAAGGGCGACAATCTAGATGACTTTAAAAAAGCTCTAGCTAAACGCAAGGGGAAGTAATGTCTAAATACAGCCTCGTAGAAGAAAGTAACAGTCATTTCAGAATTCACGACGGTGAGGAGCATTTCGATATTGCAAAGCATCCTCTTGAGCCAAAGATGCAGGCAAAGATTCGTGCGCTACCAAAGTACGCAGACGGTGGAAAAGTAGAAGAAAAAAGTTTCCTTGAAGATCCAATTGGAGTTGCGCAAAACAAGGCTGTTGATTTGTATAATAAGATTCCCTCTGATTTCTATCAAAAGGGAGTTCAAGGAGCGGTTGATTTAATTGGCGGACCAACGGGAACGGCACTAGCTAAGCATTTTACGCCTGGTCTATATCAGCCTGTTGAGCAAGCTACTGTAAATCCTCAGCCACTACCACAGCCAGAGCAAGCAACGCAAGGTCCAGCTCCAGCAAGTGAGACGCCTCCTGCTCCTGCGACAGTTCCAACAACGCCAGCGGCTCCTAATCTCGTTCAACAATATCAAGCAAACCAAAAACTTGCAGAGCAAGGCTTGCGAGATCAAGCAGCAGCTCAGCAGCAAATGGCAAAAGAACAGCAAGATATTTATGGAAAAGTATTTAAGCCTGAAGATGTTGAAAACTTAAATAAACAACTTGCTGAAACTCAAGCAAAGAAAGCAAAGCTTGATCAAGAGTCTGAAAAACTTTTCAATGATAGCCTAAATGGAACTATTGACCCTAACCGTTTGTGGAATAACAAATCAACTGGAAGCAAGGTTCTTGCCACTATTGGTCTTATTCTTGGTGGCGCTGGTGCGCATTCGTATGGAGGAAGAAACATTGCAGCGGAAGCATTGGACAACGCTATTAACAAAGATATTGAGTCTCAGAAGTCTGCTAAAGAGAATGCACGTTCATTGTTTAACCTTAACAGAGAAAGATATAGAGACACTGTTGCTGCGGAACAGGCCACATATATTCATTTAAATGCTGCCATGCAGGGACAGCTTGCAGCAGCGGCTGCTAGGGCGCAAAATCCAATGATCAAAGCGCAACTAGAGCAAAATCTTGCAGCTCTTAAAGACAAGAGTCTTATAGTTGGTCAAGAGCTACAACAAAGACAGCTTGCTCTTGATGTGATTAAAAATCCAAATGTAACACCAGAACAGAAAATTCGTTTTGGCGTTCCTCAGGCTCAACAAGAGTTTGTTTACAAAGAACTTAAAGATGCACAGAACTTAAAAGACCTTCACGAAGAAGGAATGAAAGTTTTTGACGAAGTTTCAAAGCTAAACACTTTGGGAAATCAGTTGAGCATAGACAAGAAGAGACAAATTGAAGGTATTAGAGACGCATTCCTTGATAAGCTTACCAAGGATGTGTCTGGACGTGTTACTCCGGAAACGGTTCACTTGGTACAAGGAGTTTTCTCTAAACCAATGAATTCCGAAGAAACCGTAGCTAAGCTTAGACAGAATATGCACAATTTCTTGCTTCAGAAATCTGCCTTCCCCGTTTTAAGCGGTTACAATATTAACCCGATTGACGAAATTAAAATTTACCGTCGGCCTGCTGGTGGGGCTAAATAATGTCAGAGGTTTTGCTTAAAGACCCTAGTGGACAACTTGTTTATGTTCCTCAAGAGGATGCGCAGAGAGCGCTTGCTAGCAAGTTTACACAACCAACGGACAATGAGTCTGCTGGACTAAAGCAAGAATCTGCCTTGCAGGAGCAATACGGAGAAGGAGTTGGAAATCAACTAAAAGCCGCTGCTCTTGGAGCAGGAGAGACTGCTTCTTTTGGTTTATTAAATCAGCTTCTCACCAAGTCTGGTATCGCAAAGCCAGAAACAATCAAGCAAATCGAAGAAAGAAACCCTGTCTCTCACTTTGTTGGGGAGGCTGCTGGTGCTTTTTTGTCTCCAGAAATTGAAGCTCTAAGCGGGGCAAAAGCAGCATCAGAAGCGGTAAAGGGAATGGAAGGCGCAAGCGCGCTAAAGAAAATAACAACTGGAGCTATGGCTGCAGCGCCAAGAGAAGCAGCTCAAGGAGCGCTTTACGGTGCTGGCGCTCTTATTAATGAAAATGCGCTTGGCGACAAAGACCTAAACGCTGAGAAAATAATGTCTACTGTTGGATACGGCGCTCTATTTGGGGGTGCTTTGGGTGGTTTGTTTGGAGGCATTGGCGGCGCGCTGTCAAAAGAAGCTTCGCCGTTTGTTTCAGAGCTTGACCAAGGAGTGCAGCGCACATCGCGTGAGAACATGGAGGCAGCTCTAGGTTCATCTCTTGTTTCTCCTGAGGAAAAGGAAGCTGTTAGAGAATCTTTCACCAAGCTTAAGAAGAATGCAAAAGAAATCGAACAAGCTGGCGCAGAGCTTGGTGCTCCTGTTCTTGACGGTCAGGTCTTAGACAGTGAGAAGGCGCAAGAGATTCAAAGCAAGTTATTGAATTCACATACATCAATTGGTCAAGCAGAGCAGGCAAATCTTGCAAAAGGATTAGGCGCAGTAAGCGAAGCGGTTGAAAACACTGTTAAGGTTGAAAATCCTCTTACAGAAGCTCAGATGGGCGATGCTATTAAAGAAAGCCTAACAAATAAATTTGAGGCAATGAATAAGCCTGTTTCCGAGATGTACGAAAAGGTTAAAGAAAAAACAGGCAATATGCTTGTTTATCAAGCAGACCGCGATTTGCTTAAAATGAGTATTGAAAGTATGGAAGGTTTTAAGTTCAATACTGGTCTTGAGAAAAAACTTGGTAACGAAGTGTTGTCAGATTTAAACAACATTAAAACAGTTGACGATCTAAAGACTGTAGCAACAAATTTGTTTAAAAAAGTAAACGTTACTGTTCCTGGCGAAAAATATGCTGCAACTGCTATAGCTGAAAAGCTAAACAATATGTACGACGATGTTATTTTAAGGCACGCCGAAAAACTTGCTAAGCAAGACCCAGAATTGGCGGCTCTTGTAGAGCAGAGAAAAGTTGCAAACAAAGCTTATAAAGTAATGCGCTCTAAAATGGAAGAACTTGGAGAGGTTCTTGGAAAGAAGCGTATAAGTGGAGCAAAGGATTTCATAAATTTCATTGACGATCTAACTCCAGAAAAAATTGCCAGCAAGTTGTTTACAAAAAAGAATCACGAGTTCTTGGATTTTTTTAAGAAAGAATTTCCAGAAGAATTCAATCTTGTAGTAAACCAACAAAAATCTAAACTTTTTAATAGCGCAATAAAAGACGGTAAAGTAAACGCCGCAAAAGTAATTAAGGAAGTAGACAAATTACAGCCAGAAATCAAAGAAAAGATTTTCAGTCCCGATGAGCTTAAAAAGCTTAATGCCGCAAAGATTTGGTTGGAATCATTGCCAAAAAACATTAATCCAAGCGGTACTGCCAAAGCTCTAGAAATGGGCGCACACTATGAGGACATCTTTAGCAAGATGCAATCTATTGGAGCTGGTGCAGCGGCTGGCGCTTCCGTTGCCGGTCCTATCGGTGGTGTAGTTGGAGCAATTGGCGGTGCAGGGTATGCGCAAAGACAAGTTCTTAGAGACTATGGAATGCGAGCAATGCTTAGAGGAGCAAGGGGCACAGCAGACGGTACTGCAGAGAATATTGCCTATAAGCTTGGAACAATAGAAAGAATGATTCACAAGCAAAGCGAGAAAATAGGCACATATTCGCGCCGAATTGTTCTTGGTGCTGGTGACGTATCTGTTAAAGGTCTTGGCATAATGTTATATGGTTCTCAGGAAGACAAAAGAAAAGAATACGAAAAGATAAAGAAAAACATAGATTCAAATGTTTCTCCTGATACATATATAGACAATAGCTCTAAGGCAATAGAACCAATTCATGATGTAACGCCTGGTATTGCTGTTGGTATGCACGCAAGTCTTGCTCGTGCTAATGAGTTTCTAAAGTCAAAGTTACCGCAGCCTATTGAGACACCACTTGGAGGAAAAATTGAGCCTTCTAGCGCTGAGATTAGCAAATTCCTTAGGTATGCCGCTGCCGTGGACGATCCAATGATTGCTTTAAAGCAAATCAAAGAAAGCACTCTCATGCCTGAAACCGTTGAGGCTATTCAACAGGTTTATCCAAAGCTTTTGCAAGAAATGCAAAGCACAATTATTGATAAAATAACGAGCCACAAGAAACAGGCTTCTTTGCTTCCATACCGCACAAAGGTAATGCTTTCAGCGTTCACTGGTATGGATTTGGTTCCAGGTATTAGTCAGCAATCAATCGCCATGAACCAAGAGAGGATAAATGGTCCTTCTATGAAGCAAGATAACGTGGAAATGGCACAACAAATGGCTCAGAAGTCCCCGCAAAGTGGAAAAGAAAAATTAGATATGTCTAATAGATTTAAAACTCCTTTACAAAGTGCCGTTGACAGAGAGAGGTCGTAACCGCAAACTATTTAAAGCTAGGCTCAAAAGGCCTTAACCCAAGAGGAGCAAAGGAATGTCATCTCGTCCAAACATTAAGCAATATCAAGCAATCGAAGATGGCGACATGTCTGCAGACATCGTCTCTGAAATTACAATTTTACAAATGGTCACTGTAGGTGTTTACACTTTCTCTTGGAGTGGTTCTTCTCCAGTTGGAAACATCTCTGTTGAAATTTCTAATGATTATATGCCTGGCGCTCCAAGCTCAGAGAAGCCAATTAACGCCGGAACTTGGACGCAAGTTTATTTTACGCTCAATGGTTCCTCTGTAGTTAACTCTGCTCCTGTTTCTGGAAATACTGGGACTGGTGCAATTGAGTTTACTACTGGAGCGTATGCAATTCGCACTAAATACACAGCCACAAGCGGAACGGGGCTTTTGCAGGCAGTAATTAACTGCAAGGTGGCCTAAGTGAGCTTCTACGGTAAATATACTGGAATTTTTGGAAGCGGCGGTGGTGGTGGCGGAGGAGGCGGAAACGCTCCTTATCAAGAAATACCAGCGGGCGCAATTAACGGTGTAAACGTAACCTTTACTGTTTCTGTTGCACCGGCTGATTCTCAAGCGTTTGAGCTTTTTTTAGATGGACTTATTCTTGTTCAGGGAACTGACTACAATATCGTAGGCTCTACGATTACGATGGCGGTTGCTCCTAATTTTGGACAACTACTTTATGCCGTATATTCTGTAACTTCCGGCTCTACTGGGGGCGTTACTAGTGTAGGTTCCACGGCTCCTGTTGTAAGCTCTGGAGGCGCAACTCCAGTTATTTCTATGCCTGTTGCCGATACGGCAACAGACGGTTATTTAAGCTCTGTTGATTGGAATATTTTTAACAACAAACAAGATGCCGGTCTTGGTTGGTTATTGGCAGGAAATGCTGGTACTGGCGGCACTGGAATCCTGGGAACTACAGATGCTCAAGACTTCAGTATTCGTGCGAACAATACAAACATCCTTACCTTTAGCGGGGCGAATCCTGCATTTAGTTCTGGTGTAACGCAGGTTCCGGCAGATGCAACAAGCTTAAACCAGTTTGATTTAAGGACGTATGTTACACCAGCGGCATCAACTACTGGCGCAAACAACACGAGCTTCAATAGCCAACTTGTATATGATAACGGAAACACTGGGTATGATTTTTCTGGAAACTTAATCACCAATAATGGCGATTTTACCCACAATGGTTCTGGAACCATAAATAGTGCGGTCATTAACTACAACACAGCTAATTTTAATAATAGTGGTGTTACGAATACATTCCATGGAAGTGATATGTATGCCAGTGTTGCTAGTGGCTCTACAGTCACTAACTACATGGGGTCAAATTTAAATTTAAATTCCACTGGCGGTATTTTTTCTACCGTCTATGGTCTTAATAGTTCTATTGGATTTGATAGCGTAACCCATGCAAACGTACAGAATATAGCCTCAAGCATGAATTTCAGTGGAACTGACACAAATAGTCAGGGTGTCGCTGGTTTTAGTGATTACCAACAATACAACGATACTGCTTCCACGGCTAATGGAGTATATGCTGTAAGTTCTGGGATTGATGTAAATGATTCTGCAAATTTAAGCGCTGGTATTACACCATTTAATACATACATCAATTTGCGAGATAGCTCGACTACCAATGGCGTGTCTTTGGTAAATGTATCATTAAATCAGCAAGACGCCGCAACTTCAAATTCGGCAAATGCGTTTAATGCAAATTTACAATACTCAAATACCTCCGATGGTGGCGATGTAAATGTATTTAATGGATATGCTCATACTGTCGATACGGCAAACTTAAATTCTTTGACCGTTATCAATTCTAATCCCGAGATTGAGGGAAGCTCCACTCTTGGCAGTTTCACTGGCTTAAATATGTATGGTCAGATTCGTGGAAACTCCACCGTAACAAATATCAATGGCGGTTTTATTAGTCCGCAAATGAGCGGTAGCGCTTCTGCTGATAATTTAACTGGCTTGACACTTCAGCCACAAGTTAACGGGTCGGCCTCGCTTTTAAATGGAATCACTGGATTAAAGGTTATCCCAGCAAGCACTGTTGGTCTTAATGGTGCTACCGGCGTAAACATTGATATGGGCAGCGTTACACTTGATTCTGCTTATATAGCTTCGGGCGGCCAAAAAAAGGCACTTAGCATTAATGACGGCGCTATCGAAGCTGGTTTAAATTATACAATTCCTGGTGCTGCTGGATTCTTTCAACAACATTATATCGGTGGCGCGGCAATTGTTGCAAATGGCGACCCGACTGCTGCATTTGGTTTTGGTACGAATTTAGCACAGCAAGTACAGCTTCATGATGATTGGACGCTAGACGGCGCGGGCCTTGGATATATTGACGTTGGTTTTGTAGGCTCTTTAGCTTTCGATGTTGGCACAACCATGGCTCGCTGGACGGGTGCTCTTGGAGGAGCGGGAAACCCAAGCGGCGCTGGTACTTTGACGGATGCGATCATGTTCCGCGCTGCTGGTATCTTACCTCAGGGCGGTACTCTTGCTGTTACCAACGCATACGGTTTCCAAGTTGATCCAAACCTATTCGGACTTACTGGTACAAACTCCTGGGGTTTCTACGAGGATACGGCGTCAGCAGAAAACCACTTGTCTAAACTTGCAATTGGAACAGCTACTAAGAAGGTGTCCAATACTGATACGGCATTAGAAATCGGCAACAGCAAGGCTTTCTTGAACGGCAGCGGGTCTACCGCGACTCGCCTAGCTTTAACAGCAATAGCTGGTATGCAGTTCTATGACACAACACTAAATACTTTATATTGGTATAATGGAACTTCTTGGGTTGACGCAAGTGGCGGATCGTCCGGTTGGTTGTTGTCCGGCAATGCTGGAACTACAGCGGGAACTGATTTTGTAGGAACCACCGATGCGGAAGATTTAGTATTTAAAACAAATAGCACGGAAGTAATGCGCATAGACGATACAAATAAGTCTTTGCTTGTTGGTACGACTTCTCTTGCTCCTTTTGCAATTTCCGCATACAGAAATCAAAGCGATCCGCCAGGTCAATCTGGGGCCATTTACGGAAATCTGCAAACACATCAAACAGTAAACGGATTCAATTTAAATGCTGGCATTCAATCTGATTCAAAAGGGATTGTCGATGTTGGTATTTCTGAGGGCGGCGGTAATATCGGCGTTCTATTTAGTGCCACAAGAAACAGCGGCGCTACTGATGCCGGAAGCATGGGCTATCTTGTTGGCGCTTTTGGCGGAGCCAATCAAACCTCCAGCTCTGGAACAACAGCAATCCTTGCAGGATTTTTAACGCAACAAAACATTACCGATGGAACGGCGACCGATGCTTATGATTTTTATGCCCTTCCAGGTGTTTTAACTGGTGGAACAACCACAAATCGTTACGGTATTTATGTATCTCCGGATGATGTTGCCGGTAAAATCAACTACCTTGCGGATCGCCTTGCAATAGGTCCAAGCTATTCGGCTCCTACTCGTGAGCTTGATGTTAATGGCGATGCGAGAATTAGAGGTCTTACCACAGCCGGATATGTAACAACCGATGCAAGCGGAAATCTTAGCTCCGTTGCAATTCCTGCTGCTCAAACGGACATTCAAGAAACTCCTGTTGGCGCTGTAGACAACTCAAACGTAACATTCACTCTTAGCCAAACGCCAGTTTCTAATGCTAGTGTATTGTTTTATTTAAGCGGACTAATGCAAGAGCAAGGTGTTGACTATAATATTGCTGGTTCTACAATTACCATGACGACTGCGCCAAATTTCGGACAGCGTCCATATGCGGCTTACAGATATTAAGGAGTATTGAATGAAAAAATTAATTATTGCGGCACTGGTTGGAGCATATGCCGGTCTTTTGGGTGTTTCATCTTATGCCGGTTATTTGCAGAACTCTGATTTTGCAACAGCCGCACAAATTACCGGAGCAGGTGGAACAATTGCTCAGCTTCTTAACACTTCAAAAATTTACGATAACGTAAATGCCCAGCTTTTAAATACAACTCTTTCTGCAAAAATGACAAACCCCATGACAACCGCTGAGGATTTAATTAAAGGCGGCGTGGCTGGTGCTCCAACCCGTTTAGCTGTTGGCTCTAACGGTCAGTGCTTAACTGTTTCTGGTGGTTCTGTTGTTTGGGGAGCTTGTGGTTCTGTTTCTCCTTTAACAACCAAAGGCGATTTGTACGGTTTCAGCACTGTAGACGCACGAGTTCCAGTTGGAACGAATGGGCAGGTTTTAACCGCTGATTCTACCCAAGCGCTTGGTTTAAAATGGGCAACTCCAACCACAGGAACAGTTACAAGCGTAGACTTCTCTGTTCCAGCAGCAAGTTTATTTAGTGTAAGCGGAAACCCAATTACTTCTAGTGGAACAATTGCGCTTGCAACAAGTGGAACTAGCGGTGGTATTCCTTATTTCAGCTCTGCAACGCAAATGAATAGTTCTGCTGCTCTTGCTGCTAATCAGATTGTACTTGGTGGTGGCGCCGGTACGGCTCCTGCAACTCTTGGAAGCCTTGGCACTACAACTACTGTATTGCATGGTAATGCTGGCGGCGCTCCTAGCTATGCTGCTGTAACCGGTTCTGATATGAGCAACAACACTGTTGGAAACGCTCAAATTCGTCAAAGCGCTGCGCAATCTGTTGTTGGTAACTCTACAAACGCCACAGCAAACGTGGCTGATATTTCTGCAAGCGCAGCAGACCAAATTTTGCGTGCCAATGGAGCGGGAACTGCTATAGGCTTTGGTTCTATTGATTTAAGTAAATCCGGCGCTGTTGGTTCTTCTGTATTGGCTGTAGGAAATGGTGGTACTGGATTGTCTAGTGGAACAAGTGGCGGCATTCCATACTTTTCTAGCTCTAGTGCAATTTCCAGCTCTGGTGCATTGTCTCAGTATCAGGTTGTTTTGGGTGGCGGCGCAGGTGGCGCTCCTAACGTAGTTTCTGGAACAGGAACAAGCGGACAAGTTTTAACATCCAATGGCGCTGGCGCAAATCCTACTTGGCAAAATGCTGCTAGTGGTGGCGGAAACGTAACAAGTGGTGCCGCAAGTGGCTCTAGAGAAGAATTATTTGTTATTGGTGGAACAACTGCAAATGATAACTGCGATGGCACAAACTGCGCACTATTCAATAACAGTGGTGGCGCCACCTCTATTAGCAGGATTTCAACTGGACGAGTTGATATTACTCTAACAAGCACCGGATGCGCTTCGGCTTGGAACTGCCAGGCAACCGCAGAAGACCAATTAAATGCCAGCCCACTTTTCTGCTCTCGATATACAACGGGTGGGAACCCAAGCACAACACACTTTTATTTCCGTTGCGTAGACGCTGGCGGAAATGATCAAAATTTTAACGCAAGCGTTCGTTGTGGTTGTAATAAATAATAAATTGGTGGTTTATGGCTCTAATTAAAGAAAAAACTCTTTCAAGCGGTGTAACGGGAAACTATTGGAGAATTAAAAACGGAAGGTTTAAGCGCGACGGCGCACTAATTTTCCTTGATCTTGAGCTTGCACTTTTCAAGGATTCCACGGCGGGTCTTGATCCTCTTGGATGCAGCCATTTGTTTTCTTTTGAATTAACGAACAATGAGCTTATAGGTAATTTGATTTCATTGGCTTACACGAAAATAAAAGATTTTTCCAATAGCGATATTCCAAACCTTAACGGAGTAGGAACACATAAAGGCTGTGAAGATTTAGTTGGAGCAATTGACGGGTAAAAAACATGAATCAAGACGATAGAGACAAATTAATCGAGATTCACACAATAGTTAAAGATATTGCTCCACTTGTTAGAAAACATGACGCCGATATACATAAGGGAAAAGGTATTATCGCTTTTATTATTACTGTTTTAGGTATTTTAGGAATTCATAAATAAATAGGAGAATATATGCCATTGAAAAAAGGTTTTAGCCAAGAATCAATTAGCAAAAATATTAAAACAGAAATGGACTCCGGACGACCGCACAAGCAAGCAATTGCAATTGCACTAAGTGAAGCAAGACGCGCTCGAAAAGCTAAAATGGCTTATGGTGGTGTTGTGTATGGAAATGAGCCGGAGGCAAGCGAATCGGCAAAAGATGATTTGCATGATTACAAAAGAGAACTTAATAAAGCACGCGAGGAGTCTCCTCGTCTTGCATACGGAGGCGAAGTTCGCCACGACGAAGATTTAGCTTTTCCAGAGCATCATGACTCCGCTGGTGAACCTCATGAGGAAGGAAAACTAGAAGACGAAGACCCAATGGAGTTTATGAATGAAGGCGGTATTGTTGAAAGAGTTATTAAGAAACGCCGTGGAGTTTATTAATGAGAAACCCAAACTTTACATTGATTAATGGCGTAAGCTCTGGAGCAAGCGCTACCTCTAGCGCAATTGACGCTTCCCAGATTTACGGTATTTCTGCACAGGCAGTATTTACAGACATTACATCTACAGGAACGGTTAAATTCCAAGGTTCTAACGACCCATGTGCTTATGGTAACGTAGCTGCTGATTTTACTCCCACAAACTGGAGCGATGTTTTGAATGGTAGTGTTGCTGTGACTGCTGGTGGTGTTGTTTCTATTCAAGTTGACCCAGTAAGATATCGTTGGCTAAGGGTTGTGTTTACAAGAACTGCTGGGGCTGGCACAATTACAGTAAACGTTAACGCGCAAGGATTTTAAGGAGAAAATCATGTTAGACAAAGTACTTGTAATTTATCATTACATCATTGGACCTGCAGGGGCAGTTATTTTTGGCGCTCTTTTGTCTGTTTCCGAGGCTTTAGCTCTTAGCCCCAAGGTAAAAGCTAACAGCATTTTTCAGGCTGTTGTTAATAGCTTGAAATGGATTTTGAGCAAAATCAAACCACAGGCATGACTTTAGCGGAAGCTATTGATAAATATGGTAGAATAGAAGACCATAAATGGGCTAATGAAGGCCTGTTTATGGTTTCTTTTATTGTTCCATCTTACGTTGGCGACTATTGGATTAATACGCTAACTGGTAAACCGGTGAAAAGCATTTACATAAACAAAGATATGCAGCCTTGTTTATTATCTGCGCTCAGCAATTTGTCTTCGTGCGGAATTATTAATGAACTAAAAACATTCGACGGTTGTTTTGGGATAAGAGACGTGCGCGGTCATCCTGGCGAGCCTTCTGCTCATTCTTATGGTATTGCTATAGACATTAATGCTGCAGAAAATCCACTAGGCGGTGAGAGTAAATTTAGCGAAGAGTTTATTAAGTGTTTTGAGTGGGCTGGTTTTCGTTGGGGTGGTACGTTTGGACGTAAAGACCCAATGCACTTTACTTTGGGTTGGTAAAATGATTTCGACTATTTTAGCATTATTAAAAGCAGTTCCAATTATTGATTCTTGGTTTCAAGAACTTTTAAGTGCATATATAACTAGCCGCATATCCTCAATGAAACAAGAAAACAAGGACGCAATCAAGGCTGCGTTTGAAGGAGATCAGCGTGAAATTGAAAAAGCTCTTGGAGACGATAAAGCTGGTAAGCCGTCGGGGGACGCTGGTGCCAGTATTATTGACCATGTTCCTGGTGAGTTGCCAAACAATCACAAGACCTGAAGTTGATGCAGAGACATGGCTACATAGTGCAATTCCACAAGAGCTTTGCACGCCAGAAATTAGGCAATATGGTATATACAGAAAATTAGATGATGGAACATTTGAGTTTATTTCATACTGTCAGACAGAGGTGAAAAACTACATTGGATTTAACACTGAAAAATTTCAAAGAGTTCTCGATGCGCTTCTACCAAAAACACCGGACACTAGATGACGATGAGGCGCTGTTGCTTATCAGCGCGGTTGCCAAAATAATTAAGAAAAACTTTGTTTTTGTTGACGATAGAAAGTCAATGATACCTAAGCACGTTTTTAGCGATACTGTATTTGCGGAATTAAACTGTAAGAAAGACCCGCTTATTAAGGCAATATGTCGGTCTGTTGTTTTGCTTCTTGGCGGTGTAGAGACTTGGGACAGAACTGGTAAGCCTCATTATCGCTTCGTCAAATATAAACAAGAGATTTCTCAATCTTAAACTGTTTGTCTTGAACAAAATCATAATCAGCTAATTTATCTTCGTCGTATGAAACGGAGTAAACCGCAACTCTATATAGACCGTGAGGAAGTTCTTCAATGTCTATTTTAGACATGGCAAGCTCTAGTCCATCGCTCTCGTCTTCACATGGGAGAACGTCTCCAAATTGGACCCATTTACCGTGTTCTCTGTCCCATTCTTCTGCAACGCAGGCAAATTTTGGTTCCTTGTAATTTGGTTCATTGTAGCTGGATGGATAGTTAATCATATGGCGATTGTATAGCATTTAACCAAATCAGTCAAGGTCTTTCCTGGCGGCGATTTTTCTTCTACACATTTCCAAAACTCTTTTGCACAATTGTCTAAATATTCTACAACTGTCTTGTTTGGTGGCACAGTCTCGACGATATATTGTGTTTTTTGTTTAAGATTGTAACTTAAATAATCAATTCTATCTGCGTTAGAAAGCATATATTGCCAATATATTTGCGCCAAATAAACAGAAGGTATTTTTCCTTTAGCCGCAAGTTCATGATAATCTTTGTTTGCGCATTTGATCTCCAAACCACGGTTTAATTCTTCGTTGTAACCGTCAAGGGACGCAGAATAGTTATCAATAACAAACGACTGCGGGGGAAATAAAGCGTTTTCCTTTTCCTCATACCAATCTCTAACGTATGGCTCCTCTATTGTGCCCTGCATTTGTTGCCAGTTTAAATTTAATTCTGGCTCAGATTCTGAGGTTTTTTCTTTCCATAGCTTAACCGCGTCGCTATATGGGCTAAGGCCAATAATGATTGGTATGTCGCTAGCTCCAATTGTTTTGCGTCTTCGTTTTAGCCAGTTTATTTTTTCTTGTCTTGTTGTTATCGTGAACGTCATGAGCAAAAGACTAAACTTACTTACTGGTAAATGGGTAGAAGAAAAAACAACAAAGAGAAAAAATCCAGAGGCATCTGTTGGTCATGTCGTTGACAAATACGTTAAGCTTCATGGTGGATATATTAGGACAATTAAGAGCGACGGGACGAAGACACCAAACGGTTGGAGAAAGTCAGCCCAAGGCGCTGGTATTAGCGATAGATTAATTTGGATGCCAAACGGGATTAGTTTAGCCGTTGAGCTAAAAGCTCCAGGGAAAAAACGGACTCTATCGGAGGCGCAATACTTATTTGGTAAAAACCTTCTAGATCGCGGTCATAGATTTGTTGTGGCAGATTGCATAGAAGACGTAAAAAGGGCGCTAAGTGTAAGCCTAGACGCCCTTAGGGATGAATTAAATTCTATAAAACCTAAAACGTTGGAAGTTCTTGAGCCAGAGTATCCGACTGAGGAGCTACCTTGGTGAAATAGGAAACTTCCGCCTTGTCTCCATATTGTTCATCGCTGCGGATTTTTGTTTTAACGCCAACACGCAAGCCATTTAGCTCAGTGACAGAGCCAAGAATATCGGGGTTGGGATAACCTGCATTTAACAAAAAATTCTTTAGTTGACCCAATCCAATTTCTTTAGCTTTTTGATTTTCGTTTACTACGTTAAAGTTAGTCCACAGTTTGCGTCCCTCAAATTTTCCGTCGGTAATAGTAAGCTCAATCTTAATATATTTGCCTTTACCGTTTGCGGTTTCCTTTAGTTCTGCATTAGTGCAGGAAGCGTTATATTTTCCTGCTGGTAAAACTTCAAACGATCCCGATGGTGTTACGTTACTTAGATCAAACATTCTTATTTCTCCTTTAGAATCTTTTTAAAAATAGCGCCAAGGTCAGCGGGTTCTGTTCCCGATAATTTGCCACTACGGTCTTTAGCTATAATGCTATCTGTTCCATTGCAAACAAATTCTCTCGTACCATCTGCTAATGTTCTAATATAAATTACCTCATCAAAAAAACCTGGCAGTTTATCAGCAATAGATCCAATCACGTCAAAGCCAGCATATCGCTTTCCATTATCGTCTTTTTCAATTTTTGTAAGGCATGTGAAAATTACATGATAATGTGGAATATCGCGGAAAGCCTTAATTAGGTCTCTTGATTTTTGAGCCAGCTCACCGTAGAGCACAAGAGAATCTTTGCGGTCTGGAAATTCTTTTTTTAGAGCATCGTGAATACACTGAGAAATTTCTGTAAGTCCATCAATCGAAAGAACTTCGTATTTTTCTGTTGCCTCTTTTGTGAGAACATATCGGTAAACTTCCATTAAGCGATTTAAACGCTGTTCTTTTGGTATTAAGTTTCCGGCGTCATCTTTCGTGATATCTATATAGTCTATTCCTGTTCCGGCAATAGATAAGTAGCCACCTTCTGCGCTTATGCCCAGCACATTGTATCCCGCTTGCTGAACTTTCAAGGTTTGAAAGGTTTTTCCCGATCCGGCAATCCCGACATTTAGAATTTTTAATTTGTTTTCTTTTATGCTGTTAGTCGATTGTATTTTCATGGTTAACTCCCTTTCACGAATCTTTAACAAAACTTTGGGAAAAACAAAATGGAAAAGCTAATTAAATATTTAATTCGCACTGGACAGCGACCAACGCAGCTAGCCAGCACAATGAAAGTACACCGAAATACCGTGGACAATTGGAAGTCTGGAAGGACCAAGCCGCTTGTTGATTTGGCTATTCGTTTAGAAGAAATCACTAATGGAGAGATTTCTGTTTATGACTGGAAATAAAAAATCCCAGAGTGTCGGTTAGCGGCGAACTCTGGGATCAAAAGGAGCTAGATGATGAAATCTAACAGGTGGAGAATATCATGTTAAAAAAATATTGGGAAGCTGGATTTTCTGTAATTCCAGTTAATGGCAAGAGAGCTTTTTTAGATAATTGGGCGCAATATTGCAAGCGTCTGCCGACAGAACAAGAAATCGACGCATGGGAGGCTCAATATCCTTTTCCTAAATATGGCGTAGGAATCTGTTGCGGTCCCGCCAGCAATATCATGATTATTGACTGGGACACAGAGAGCGCAGACATTAAAATGCTTGTCCCTTATTCCCCTGTCGTTAGGTATGGAGCCAAAGGCGGGGCATCTATATTTAAATATAATCCAAATATTCCATCCAGAAAAGTAAACCGAGACAACCTAGGATCAAATAGGCATGTGCGCAAGCATGAGGGAATTGAAATAATGACAACAGGGCAGCAGGTTGTTCTGCCGCCTTCAATTCATCCAGATACTGGCAACGCATATCGTTGGCTTACGCCTGACACTCTAGAGAATTTCTCTGTAGAGGATTTGCCAGAACTTTCTAAGGATGATGTTGACGAGCTTGTATCGCATATTCAGAGCTTCCCTTGCACAAACGAAAGTGGAGAAAGAATAAACGGAGGCGTTGAAACATCGAGCCGCAACGGTAGGCTTACGCAGATTATTTGCGCAATCATTGCAAACTGCCCATATAAAACAGACGAAGAAATTGCGAAAGAAATCTATGAGCACGACGAAAGAGAGTTTGGTGATAAAGCATATTTCAAGGCTAAAGACCGCCAGCACAACAAAAGAGCGCGTGGAAACGCAAGCCTTGCGGCATTGTATTTTACTAGAGAGCACCGCAAACGCATGGTTAGAAACGGTTTAGCGGAGCCTTATACGCCTATTCCCGTTGTAAACGTTGACGATATACCAAAACGTCAAACAACAGAAATTAAGCCATTTCCAGAGAGCAACGGACTTATTTACGCCATACAGCAGGCAATTCTTAGTGTGTCACGCTCTAAGCAAGACGAGTTGGCGATGGGAGGGGCGATTGCTATTTGCTCGGCTCTTACCTCTAACCGATTCCACATTGCTGGTCAGCCAGCTATTACACATCAATATATAATGAACGTGGCTCGCTCTGGGCAAGGCAAGGGAGCGGCTCTTTCTATTGCAAACAAAATGTTCTCTCCAAGTGGGCTACAAAACTATAACCTAATGGGCCTTCGTAACTACTCATCTATTGCGGCGTTTGTTTCTCCTCTTAAGACACAGCGTTCTCGTATAGACATGATTGACGAGTTTGGAACTGTGCTGCGTGGATTAGCCAATGGATCAGACCTAAAAAAAGAATTAGAAGGGATTCTCTGCGAGCTGTACACAAATGATGGCAGTTACTGGCAAGGACATACAACGAAAACCGACGGAGCGCAGGGGGCTTGTTATTCTCCTGCGATTACGATTTTAGGTAACATTCAAGAGGATACGCTTATTAACGTCGCCACTAAGTCCATGATTGAGTCTGGCCTATTGTCTAGATTCTTGTATTTCTCTGCCAATAGGGAATCAGAGTTCAATGGTTCGTATAGAGGTGGAATAGATATGACCGTTATTTCTAATGAATGCGCAAGGATTTTTCCATTTTACAAGATGGAAAATGTTTTGCCAGACGGATCTATCATTGAAGACTTGGGAAAGGTTGAGCCGTATAGAGAGCCGCTTTGTTGGGGTGTTGGGGTAGAGGATTATAAGACGGCAATAGATAGGGAGCTTTACCGTAAAGAGCAGGAGCTTGAGTCTTCTGGAGACGTTACTGGCGCAATATTTATTAGCCGTCGTCTTCAGATGGCTGAGCGATTGGCCATTACAAATGCCGTATGCTGCGATAGGCGCGACATTTCTAAGAAAGACCTAGACTATGGGCTAGCGGTTGTAGAAGCAGCCTCGCAGCGTTCTGACTATTTCCTAAGGTCTATTGGTAGTGACAATGCTCTTGAGAAGAAAATGAAATGGGCGGTGAAGTTTATTCGCTCAAGAGGTGGTACAGTGAAGCACCGCGAAATGCTAATGTATTCCCACATGGAGTCTGGCGCATTCCGCAAAATGATGCACACGCTCACCGAAACTGGTCAGGTGCGTCAATTATGCGCCGACCAGAAATCAATAACTTACACCGTTTAGGTGTTAGCATGTTAGCAAGTGTTAGCAATCGATTTGCTAACACTTAAATATCTGAATTCATTAAATAAAAGTGCGTTTTTTGGGGTGTTGTTAGCAAAAGGGGTATATATCTTATATTTCCCCTTTTCCCTAAATATATTTTTTTCTTGCATTCTTATATATATATATCTAAGTATCTAAGAGTGGGGAACCGTAAAAAAATATATATTGACATTTAAGGTCAACTATAATAGAGTAATTCAATGAATCCTGATTTCTCTCTAATTAACCCGCCGATCATGCTAAAGACTCAAGAAAAGCTAATTACAGTAGCATCTGACAAGGACGAAGCTTATTTGGACTTAACGTCCATACAGCCTAAGCTGTACAAGCGACTCACTCGTAAGCGCAAGGAAGCGCATCTTCAAGAAATAACAAACGCAACGGTCGATTTATTTCAAATAAAATCCTTGTAATCCCCAGCTTACTTGATATGTATAAGGGTTTACCTAAAAACAACCAACAAATTATTCTTTACTGCCGCATTAGTCTTTGCTAATTGTATAGCAAATGAAAACAAAACAATTTAATGTTCGCGTAGACAAACAGCTCTACAAACAGGCAAACCGCGCTCGTAAAAAACTTAAATACAAATGGCCACATTTAATTAAACAAATGTTTCAAGGCGTATTAGACGCTGAAAAACTTTTTCTATCAAAGGATAAATAAATGGAAAATAAACTAAAAGAACTACAGGCAGAATACGATATGACCTGTGCCCACTTAGGACAGCTCACCTACCGGTTAGAGCTACAAGCCACGGCTCTCAAGTTAAAGCTTAAACATATTGAGGAAGAGGCAGTAAAACTGAAAACGGAAAATAAAAAAGAGCCAGAAATTAGCAAGGATTAAAAATGATCTATTTCGTTTTATTCACAATTATATCAGGTCCAAACGCTGGAAAGATTTACCAATACCCACTACCTAACGCTACAAAGCAGCAATGTATCTTAGAGGCGTTCAAGCTAGAGCAGAAGCATCCACAGATAAAGGCAAAGTGTGTGGGAAGAGTGGAGATGGATCTGCAGGAATATGGACTATGAAAGAGATACTAGAAAAATATTTTTCTCAAATTGGGCTTTCTGTAATACACATAAATTCTCCTTCTTCTGCAAATGGCGTCGATCTTTGGGTAAAAAGAGAAGGCGGAAGGCCTTTGAGTGTAGAAATTAAGAAGGCAAGAAAAGACAAATGCGGAACCGTCAAGGTTGATCCGGTACTTAACAAGCGAAGAAACGACGACCTTATCGCAATAATAATTAACGATAAATATGTTTTGATCGAGCCAATGTCCGACCACTTAAAATGCTGCAGTAGAACTGGCGTAAGAATGCTTACGCTTCTTTGTGGAAAGAACTGATGGCGGCTCCGGCTAATATTTTAAATGGCCAATAGTGTGCTCACTTTAGGTCATGGGAAGCAAACTAACGAGGAGAGAAGAATGAGTAAGACATTTATTCCGCTAGAAATGGATGCATTCGACATTGCAGTACGCACGACAATTGTTTACGGATTTTGCCCAATGTTCGTATCTGAAGAAGGCACGTACTTGATTCCAATGACGGAAGTTTTTGCCATGTCTAAGATCGCGCAAAAGAAGATTGAAAAGAAAATTAAGTCGCTACGAAATAACCGCCCCCGAGCGAGAAAGTGAGCACAAATGAAGAGAGAGTTTAAGGTAGGAGATAAAGTAAAATGCTTTGGCCCATCTGTTGGTCATATTCATGAAGGCAGGGAAAGCATAACTGGAGTTGTATCCAGCATTAATCCAGAGGGATATTCTGGTTTCCTTCAGGTTGAAATTGATTGTGCGTCTGTACGCTTCCACCACAAGCAATGTCGCCGACTCGTGCCTAAGAAGCGCAGGGAGATATTTATAAATGAATACGCAATTGGTGGGCGTCTTAGATTAAATGAATCGCATCACGAAACACTAGAAGAGGCAGAAGCAAAAGCCCTTCACGCAAGCCCAGCATTCATTCGCACAGTCCGCTTCGTGGAGGCAAAGTGATCTACCTATTTCTTTTCGGATTTTATTGGGCCATTTGCGGTCTATACGTGGCCGGAGAATGTGAACACGAGAGGTTTTATCCTGTTTCTTTCGCATGGGGCTGGCTAATTGTGCCCGCTTTACTACTTTCTAAGGTTCTAAAATGAGGACTAAAATCGAAGCGTATTTGGATGAAGTGAAGGCGAGAAGCGACGCTGCGAGAGTAGAATGCGTCCCAGGCACAAGCGTTAAAGAGTCCCTGGAAGTGCTTGTCGCCATAGCAGAATGCTCTGACTTTGTTCCAAGACTAGAGAGAAGCTTAAGGGTGGCTTTGGAGGCGTTAAGTAGATGCAACGGACTCGTACCGAATAATCTTATGATGACAGAGATGTTCGGACACGTTGTTGTTCCCAAAGCACTCAAAGAAATCGAATTCATTTTATGCGGGGAGGATAATCTGTGAGGGGAAATCCCAAGATAAACAGATTCATTAAAGCCAGTGGATATGACTGGAGTAAATTCACCTGCGTAGGAATGATGTTACGTGGTGGAACTAAGAAAAAACCAACAGTAGTTTTTCATGTACTAGGTGAAGACGGAAGACTAAAGCCATCTCGTTCAACATGGTCAAGCATTGACGAATGGGAATACATTGACACACAACCAACGGGTAACAGCGAACCACAAGAGGAGGAATAGATGGAAATAAAAACTTGGTTTAAAGAAATGTCAGACAAGGATACTGCGGAACTTGCTTATTGGGAGCGAAATGTTTTGGCTCTAAAATATGCTGATGGCTATTACGAAGACACACAAAATAACTACCCGGGATGGCTCCGCGTTCTTAGCTTAGAAGGCGGTAGGATCACTTTTCATATTCCCGACAATTTCGACGTGGGTAACTTGCCACAGATTGCACCTAACTGGGATGGCCACACA